CTGTTGATCAAGGTTCTTTCCAACCTAAGATCGGTTTCAAAACACGTTATGGCATGATTGCAAACCCATTCTCAAATCCAGGTTCAGCACCTGTAAATGATACTGGTTTAAATCGTACTAACGTTTATTTCCGTATCTTCAAGGTAACAGGCCTTTTAGACAACGCTTAATCTATACAAGCTTAAGAATTACAATAAGTATAGAACTCCAAAGAGGGAACTTCGGTTCCCTCTTTTTTTATCTGGTGCGGATATAAATAGATAATATTGCGGAGATATATTAAAAATGGCAAATAAAAATTACGATATAGGTCTTGAACCGGGATCAGTAACAGCAAACAAAAATCCATTAGTCACAGCCGATGGGTTTAGATTCATATTTGCTCGAGCACCCAACGTTCAATACTTTGCACAAAGCATTAGCATCCCTTCTGTTACAGTACCAGAGGTTGCAATCCCTCGTGGTAAACAAACTGCGTTTGTACCTGGAGATCATATTCAATATGATCCTTTAACAATCACAATGTTGGTTTCTGAAGATATGAATAACTTTAAAGAAATCTACGATTGGTTAAATCGCAGTATCAACATGGCGAAATATGAGGATAAGTTTGACGACTTAACGATCTATGTGTTAACGAGTAAAAATAATCCAAATAAGAAAATATTTTTCCGCAATGTATTCCCCACTAGTATAGGTAATGTTTCATTCTCAGTACAAGAAGCAGATATTGTTTACGGTACTGTAGATGTTACTTTCCGCTACGACTATTTCACGTTCGAAAATTAACTGTTTACTTTCCCTTAAAAATGTGGTATAATAGGGTATAAAATAACCCTAAGGTTTTAACATGCTAACACTTGAACAAATATTAGATAATTGGAAAGTCGATTGCCAGATCGATGACATTGAATTGGATAAGTCTTCCAAGGATACACCCAAATTACATGCAAAATATGTAGAACTTCTTTCATTGGCTAAACTTCAAAAACATCGTAAAGAGATGGAGTTTAAAAAACTATTGAAAGATAAATTCATGTGGTACAATGGTAAAATGGATAAGGCAACTATCGATGAAAAGGGTTGGGATTATGATCCGTTTGATGGACTAAGTAAACCCATGAAAAGCGATATGGATTATTTTTATGAAAGCGATGACCAAATACAAACACTTCAATCACAAATCGAGTATTGGAAAACTGTAGTAGATACATTATCAGATATAGTTTCTAACATTACTTGGCGTCATCAGACGATCGGTAACATGATTAAGTGGAGACAGTTTACATCCGGTGTATAATGGACAAGATAGTAGTTAGCAAAATTAATGACGTGCACTTAAGAGTAGAGTGTGATGGCGGTGTTAAACAAGAATTAGCAGACTACTTTACATTTTATGTTCCTGGCTATAAATTCATGCCAGCGTTTAAGAATAAAATGTGGGATGGCAAGATCAGATTATATGATCTACGATCAAAGACTCTATACGTAGGTCTATTAAACTACATCATCAAATTTGCAGAAGAGCGTGGCTATGAAGTTGAAGTCAATGTTCCCAATCAAATCACAAAAGTTAACGAAGAAGACTTACAAACCTTCGTCAATAAATTTCTAAAACTTCCATTTGAACCGCGCGATTATCAATATCAAGCTGCAGTGCATGGATTAAGAAATAAACGAGCATTACTCGTATCACCTACCGCTTCTGGTAAATCTCTCATAATTTATATTATCATACGTTATTATTTAAACGTATTAAAGCAACAAAGATTATTGCTAATCGTTCCAACTACTAGCTTAGTTGAACAGATGAGATCTGATTTTTTAACATATGCACAGAATGACGATTCATTTGATGAGTCGATGATACACACAATTTATAGCGGAAAAGAAAAAGACACTCTCGCACCAATCGTTATAACTACATGGCAATCAGTCTATAAGTTATCTAAAGAATGGTTTGCACCCTTTAAAATGGTTATCGGCGACGAAGCACATACGTTCCAAGCGAAATCGTTATCATCTATCATGGAGAAATTGATAGATTGCCCGTATCGTTTTGGTTTAACTGGAACTTTAGATGGTACCTTGACACATAGGTTAGTGTTAGAAGGTTTATTCGGACAAGTTTATCAAGTTACTACTACTAAAGCTTTGATGGATGCAGATCAACTTGCTAAGCTAGATATTAAATGTTTGGTGATGAAGTATTCTGATGAAGAATGCAAATTCGTTAAAGATAAAACTTATGCAGAGGAAATCGATTTTATTATCGCACACCAAAAGCGGAATAATTTTATTAAGAACCTAACTTTAGATCAACAAGGTAATACACTTGTATTGTTCAATAGGGTTGACAAACATGGTAAGCCTCTATTCAAATTAATCAGGGAAAATGCTAAAGAAGATCGTAAGGTATTCTATGTTTCTGGAGAAACTGATGTCGCAGATAGAGAAACGGTTCGTGCTATTACGGAGAAAGAGAAAAATGCTATCATCGTAGCATCATTAGGTACGTTCTCAACGGGTATCAACATTAAGAATTTGCATAATATCATCTTCGCATCTCCCTCTAAATCGCAAATTAAAGTACTACAGTCTATCGGTCGTGGTTTAAGAAAAGCCGATGATGGCAGAGATACGACTTTATATGATATATCAGACGACTTACATTGGAAGACAAAGAAGAACTTTACACTTATTCATGCTGGAATCAGGATTCAAATATATAGTAAAGAACAGTTCAATTATAAGATCCACGAGGTCAAACTAACATGATCAGCAGAGATATAAGGCAACTAAAATTAACAAATGGCGAAGAGATCCTAACCGAAGTGGTTGGAGAAGATCGCGAAGAAGTGTTAGTTAGAGGGCCATTAAAAGTTTATAGAGAACGAATAGAACTTGGAACTATAGCTAGAGAAGCTAACATGTTTACTCGTTGGATGGGGTTCTGTGATGAAGACGAACATATCATTGCAAAGTCTAATATACTTGCTATGGCTCTTGTCAACGATGCTGTTGCAATGTATTACACTAAGATGATGGTGAATGTAGAGCAAGATTTGATTACACCTATAACAGACTCATCAGAAGCAAAGGTGCCTGAAGTAGCTCAAGCTAAACCATCTTTCCAGATCTTAGAAGAGGATGACGGTACGCCACCAACCTATCACTAATCCTTATACTGCTGGCCCCTGGGGGTAGATATATTATATACTGTAAATAATCCGTTGTACATAGGCCCCCCGAAAATAATTTAAAAATAGTTGTACATTTCGTTATTAATATGGTATAATGTAGCATGTGTCCCAAATTTATTGGAGTGAATGAATAAATGTCTGAAGCAAAGGCTCGTCCGCATTACGTGGACAACAAAAAATTCGGTAAAGCCTTAGTTGACTATGCAGCAGCAGTTAACCAAGCAAAAACCGATGGAACAACAATCCCGATAGTACCAAACTACATAGCTGAATGCTTTCTAAAGATCGCAGAAGGTTTATCGCATAAAGTAAATTTTATTCGATACACTTATCGAGAAGAGATGGTCATGGATGCTGTGGAGAATTGCTTACGCGCAATCACCAATTACAACCCCAACGCTGAGACACGAACTGGTACACAAAACGCATTCTCATACTTTACTCAAATTTGCTTTTTTGCATTCTTAAGACGTATTGAAAAAGAGAAAAAACAGCAAGACATCAAATTTAAGTTTATCGAGCAATCAGGTATAGAAGAGTTTATTGCTAGTGTTGAAGGAGATGACACGCACGGTGAACAAGCATTCATTGACTCTTTAAGAGAACGTATTGGCCGAATCAAAGAAAAAGACTCACAGATCAAAGAGTTTGCAAAGAAAGAAAAGAAAAACAAATCTTTAGAACTATTCATGACTGATTCAATGGTTGATGAATTAGAATCTTTCATTGCTGAAAATACTGAGGCTGCTTAATTGAAGATCGCTATATTAAACGACACCCATTGTGGTGCACGTAACTCATCTGATATTTTCATGGACTACCAAGAAAAATTCTACACAGATGTGTTTTTCCCATACTTACTAGAAAATAAGATTGACAAGATCATACATCTTGGAGATTATTACGAGCATCGAAAATACGTAAACTTTAAAGCGCTCGAACACAATCGTCGTGTATTTTTAGATAAACTACGAGAATACAATATTACTATGGATATTATTCCTGGTAATCACGACGTATTTTATAAAAATACCAATGAGCTATGTTCTCTTAAAGAACTTATGGGTCATTATATGGATTGTGTTAAGATCTATATGGATAATGTAGTAGTTGAATATGATGGTTTAAAAATAGCATTGGTCCCTTGGATCAACGTTGAAAATTATGCTGATACTATGGAATTCATCAAGACATGTTCAGCAGATATTGTAGGAGGTCATTTTGAATTCTCTGGTTTTGAAATGTATAAAGGTATTCCAAATCCCCATGGAATGGACACGAAAGAGTTTAGTCGCTTTGAAATGGTGCTGTCTGGCCACTTTCATACTAAGTCTAGTAGGGATAATATTCATTATCTTGGTTCCCAAATGGAGTTTACTTGGGGTGATTGTGATGATCCTAAATATTTTCATGTGCTTGATACTAACACGAGAGAAATGACATCAGTTCGTAATCCTTATACACTTCATACAAAACTGGTGTACAACGACGAAAAAACAGATTATAATGCTATAGATGTATCCCATATGGATCATCAATTTGTTAAGGTAGTCGTAGAAAGAAAGCAAGATTTTTTTGGCTTTGATAGACTCATTGATCGTATCACACAACGACCAATACATGAACTTAAGATCGCTGAATCTTTTACAGAATACTTAGGTGCAAATGTAGAAGACGAAGAGATTAAGTTGGATGACACACAAGTCTTATTAGATTCATATGTCGATGCTGTAGAGACAGAAGCTAATAAAGATAAATTAAAAAATCTACTGCGCGGGTTATATGTTGAAGCGCAAACTACAGAAACGGTATAAATGGCAGCAATCATTTTTAAGACAGTACGCTGGAAAAACTTCTTAAGTACTGGTGACAAATTTACAGAGATTGAATTAAATCGCAATGATAGCACATTGATCATAGGTCAAAATGGTGCAGGTAAATCTACGTTGTTAGATGCTCTATCGTTTGGTTTGTTCGGTAAACCATTTAGAAATATCCTTAAGCCACAATTATTAAATTCAATCAATAATAAGAATGCGGTCGTAGAAGTCGAGTTCTCGGTTGGTGCTGCAGAATTTAAGATCGTACGAGGCATTAAACCAAATACCTTTGAGATTTATCAGAATGGTAATCTTATCAACCAAGAAGCAAACTCTAGAGACTATCAAGCATTCTTAGAACAAAATGTATTAAAATTAAATCACAAGTCGTTCCATCAGGTAGTCGTGATTGGATCTGCATCGTTTACTCCGTTCATGCAATTACCTCCAGGTCAACGAAGAACTATCATAGAAGAGTTACTTGATATACAAGTTTTTTCTAGAATGAACCAAATTCTAAAAGAAAAAATAGCACGAACTAAGGAACAAATAAATGATGTCAACAATCAACTCGAGATCATATCAGAAAAAGTCAGACTTCAAAATAAATACATTGTTGATGTCGAATCACTTGCAAAGGATCAGGTTCGAGATAAGCAGAAAGCCATCACGGACAATCAAACAGCGATCAAGGGTTTACAATCCAAAAATGCTGAACTATCCGAGAGGTTGGCAGAATTGGTTTCAAAGCAAAGATCCCTTAAATCGATTGAGACCAAGAAAAATAAACTCTTATCATTTGGTGATAAGTTTAATTCTACCATTAAGAGTCTACAAGAAAACAGAGCTTTCTTTGTGGAATCAA